GGCCGCTCGTCGTGGACGAAGGATGTGGGGGGAAGATTCGAGTCGCCAGCACGCATCCCGCATGCCTTGCACACACCTTACGGAACATCAACAGTCTTATCCTCCAGCAACTCCTACGGTGGGATTGGGCACGCCACTTCAACGACCAAAGGCCAGTCCGAATCTGGCGACGATTTCCAAGCAAGGCAGGCCTCTACTTGCTATCCGACGATTGGAAATCCGCCAGCGACTACCTACCTTGGCCCGTGGTCCGTGCTATCACCAGTGCCGTGGAGATACGCTTCTCCGGCATCCTGTCTCCAGCAGAGAAGCTGGCTTTGGCGCACGTTGCGTCGCCAAAGCGTCTCTACTTCCGAGACCAGGATACAGGGACAACGACTGTTCGCGGGGCACATATGGGTCTCAGTCTTGCTTGGGCAATCCTCACAATCATCAACGGTTTCATCGGCTTCCAGAATATACCCGAAAAGGCCGGCCATGGCTACTTCCACGTCAATGGGGACGACTATGTGGGACTTCATACCAAAGAGGAAATCCAAGAGCGCGAACGAATGGTTCGCGCACTGGGACTGGTACCGAATTCCGACAAGTCGTTTATTTCTCCCACCCATGGCGTGTTCAGCGAACGCCTCCTTTCTTCTCGGATACACAAGCCTCAAAGCCTACGTTGGACCTTCACAGCAAAAGACCACCTGGGAGCGACTCTATCCGAACTTACTGGGTATTCCAGCGAGTGGCAGAGAGTCAAGTCCCAGGCACGATTGGAATTGCTGTCACAGGTCTATCACCGTCGAATCACTCCACTTCAACGCCGCATCTGCCTCACCTCTCTTCTTCACCTCAACGAACAACTACGACGACCCCACCATCTCCCCCTCGCACTGGGGGGAACTGGGATCCCTCATGGGATGGTCAGCAACAAGGCCAAAGCGATACTCGCCCGTTTTCTGTGCACCGGCCAAACGGCTCCAAAAGGAAAATGGGGGCATGGGAAAAGTCCACTTGCCGGTGTGGAACTGGGGCTTGGCCCCACGTCGACCCACACCGACAAGTCCCCCACTCCGGCACAACCTACGGGTTCGTATACCATCAAAGACCTCGCTACCAACCTTTCAACACGCAGAGATATCGCAGCCCGTATCACTGGGGTGCCTCTCATTTCCAGGCCCATACCTCCTCCCCTCCCTCGGATCCAGCATTGGGTCGAGCAGACTGCTCGACGCTGGTCACCCAAAGGAGGCAAGTTCCGGGGCCTCAAGGCAGACGATCTCTATCCATCTTCACACTTCAAGAGCACCTCCTCCCGCCAAAAACTTCATGTGTTGTCAATTCTTCAGGCTACTCATTCGGATCGAAGAGCGGCGCGACTTTGTGTATCTGCGTTGCAGAAAATCAAGTCAAGCGCCATCTCACACTCGTTCGCACGAAAGTGCTACGAGGATGCAGGACCGCAAGTCCTGGC